TTTATGCTAACAAACTTAGATTTTACATGTTTTGCTAAATACATTTTAACACATGGTGCAAAGAACTTTAGATTCGCAGCACTATTTAATATCTTATAGTTTATTTGTAATTGTGTATTCTCATCGTATCTTTTATCTGATACAGTACTATAGAGAGCATCCATTAATTCTGCTCTCATCTTTGGTGGTAAGTAATGCATGTTCAAACCAAGTATACCACCTTTAACTTTATTTATTGGGAATATACATGGGAATGCGTCGTAATATGGTAAAGTAGCTTTATGCTTAGGATCGTATCTAAAGAAATACATTGAACCGTATGGACTATCACCTCTGAGTTGAGAAACGTTTCTTCCTGGATCACTATTACCTACAAGCTCCTGTTCGGTAATCTTTTTACCTAATGCTTTAGTTGCTTGTCCGCGGTACCATTCACGAGCACTTTTTGTTCGAGCAGGAATTTGTCCTTGTCTTATACCCTTTGCGAGTATATCTGAAAACAGCTGTGCCACTTATCGTGCTCCTGGTATATGTTTTTCTGTCATAATTGTCCACAACCATCCACGGTCAGCGCAAAAGTTTTTTGCTGCTTTCCATTTTGCTTCGTTGACTCCCCACTGTTTAACTTCATTTAAATATCTTCTCGAAACTCTGCCTGTCTTTGTTTTATTTTTATTCTTTATATCAGGTGGTCTACATTGAGAGCTTGGTTTAATTTCAATCATAATCGTTTGAGGATTACCTTGACCATCTCTTTTATGTACTACCACATCAGGAAAATACCTATGTACCTTTCCGTCTATCGGTGATCTATATGGAACAATGACTTCTTCTGATTGCCACCATATTACATCAGGATGAGAATCCATCCATTTAAATACCTTAAATTCCCACAAAGACCTATAAATAATTTTTGTAGGGTCACCTTTATACTTATCGGGACGTTTTGGTCTAAACTTACCCTTATATGCCATAATATACTTTCCGATTTTTGTTATAAATAATTACATTATCCGTATACATATTTATTAGAATTAGACGGAGACAGCAAAGGAAACTAAGAATGGCAAGACCTAAAAACAGAAGCGGTGGCAAGCGAGATCTAAGTGGGATCACTCGACACCATTTTCCTGCTGCACCATTTCCGCACGGGATTCAATTAATCTTTAAGAAATACGATTACTCTCAGCTCGTAACGCCAGATAGTACAGGAACCATTCCTAAAACACAATTTTCAAACGCACAAGAAACTGGCCAATGCGTTGTTGAATTACCAATGCCAAAATCATTAACAGACGCAACAGGCATTAGTGTTAATTCTATGGAAAAGACATTTATTGAAAGTTTCATTGTTGATACTCTTGCACCTGTATTTTCATCAGAAGGTGGTGGTTTAGGTGGAGTTGCTGGTAACCTATTTAGTATGGGAGAATCAGGAGTAAAAGGAATTGCCGACTTTTTAACTCAAGAATCAAATAATGCAAATAGTCAAAATGCAGAACTTGCAGCACAAGGATCAAGAGTGTTATCATTTCTTATGAGTAATACTTTAAATAGTTTCTCTCCAGGTTTAGGTAAAGCAATGGGTGCTTCAAGAGGTACCGCAATTAATCCACAGGCTACTCTTTCTTTTGAAGGTGTTAACTTAAGATCGTTTTCATTAGATTGGACATTATATCCTGAGAGTAAACAAGAAGCAGAAGATATTCGATTAATTATAAGAGCACTTAAGAGTCAAGTATTACCACACGTTCAATCAGTAACAGGAGATCTTACAAATGAATCCGGAAATGTTGCTGGTAATAACGGCGTATTTACTGCATCACTTAGTAGAGCATTTTTAACATACCCCGCAGTTGTAAGTATTAATCTGTTAGGTATTCAAGAAAATCATTTTGTAAAATTTAAACCTTGTATGTGTAGTAGTATAAATGTTGATTATGGAGCAAGTGGTGAAATTGTGATTGCCGAAGGCGGTGTACCACAAGGAGTTAAATTATCAATGGAGTTTAAAGAACTTGAAATACAAACAGCCGAAGATTACAGTGATAATGTTGAATCTAATTCGGGTAGTGAAGAGGGAGAAGGATAATGGCAACTAAATATTTTCAACATTTCCCGGTCATAGAATATCAAGGAAGAAAAGTTAGAGATATATCTCGACGAGCGTCGTTCGCAAGATCACTCGCAAATAATCCATTTGTTTATTATTCTTATACCGTTTCTGAAGGTGAAAGAGCAGAAGACATTGCATTGGACTATTATGGATCAGTTGATTATGTTTGGTTAGTTTATATGGCAAATAATATCATAGACCCATATTATGAATGGCCAATGGATGGTCAAACATTTAATGATTATTTAGTTAACAAGTATCAAGATCAGTCAGGTAGAATTGGTGAAGACGTTATTGATTGGACCAAAGATACAACAATTGATGAAAATATTATATACTATGTTAAAACAGTTTAGGAAATAAAAAATGGCAGTCGACAATATAGTCTTAGCACCAGAATCATTTAGAACGATATATCTTCGTAGAGAGGATCGTGTTATCTTGCGTACTGAAAGAGGTCAAAAGATAATCGTAAAAAGAATTATTCCTGATGATTGGGTTCCTTATCGTATCTTTGAATATGAAACACAAATCAATGATAATAAGAAAGAAATCTTTTTATTCGATAATTCATATCTTAATCAATTAACAAGCGAATTTAAAAACACGATAAGTACTGAATAATATGGCTGATTCATTTAATCCATCACTTTGCACTATTGAAAAAGCTACGGTAAGATCAGTAGATGGTAGAGAGCAAGATATCACTCCGCTAATTTATGGATTTAATATTGTTTCATCTATTTACGAATCAAGCATATCGGCAAACCTTAGGTGTTATGATTCTGTTGGTACGTTACACAAATTTCCATTAAGAGCAGAAGAAGAATTAGATTTAGAATTAAAAGGCCATGATTTACAAACATCAATGGTAATACAAGCTCAAATTATTAAAATTAATAATGTTTCTAAAAACGAACAAGGTGATGGTTATTATTACACATTACATTTTGTAACTAGGACAACATTTAGAGCAGGCATACAAAGTATTATTACTGCATTCAATAATAAGACAGCATCTTTTTGTGCAAAAGAATTACTTAAAAAATATTATAATTCAAATAAGGAATTAGTAGAAAGTAATTCTAATTTAAAAGAATTTATGCCTGAAGGATCTACCAAATATAAATTGAGTTCAAATAAAGGAAGAAATTTTTATATTGAAGACTCTGATGGACAGATGAGAACAATTATACCTGATTATACACCAGCACAAGCAATGAACTTTTTAGCAGCAAAGGCAAAAGCAAAATCACTTTCACCTTCAAGTTTATTTAGATTCTTTGAAACGTTTAATGGTTACTATTGGGTAACAGACGAATGGATGCTTAAGTTAGGGGCAGCAAATCCTACTCATACTAAAGATCTTTATTATATGAGCTTCGCAGAAAATCATCCAGAATATGCAGACCGAATAGTAAGACATGTTAAAGCTTTAGAAAATACAAGTCATGTTGATACAGGACAAGATCTTGACAGTGGAGCCTATAAGAATACTGTTATGGAAGTAGACTTCGTAAATCATACAAGAAAGTATTTTAATTACGAATACGGAGAAGCAAAAAAGAAATACATAAGTATGTCTGGTTCTCCAAAAACTTCAAATGTAGGTGCAGTACATTCAGATAAGTTTCTTAAAGAAGTATTTAAAGACGAAAATAAAAACGCAAAGCAATATGTTGTGTATAGAGATTGGCAAGCTGATGGTGTAGCATCAGTACCAGGACAAACAGTTCGACCTCAACAAAATATGGTTGAGATTATACAAAACAGAGTTGCATACAATCATCATTTAAATAACTCTAAAGTAAATATAGAACTTGAAGGCAGAATAGATTTAATGCCAGGTGATTTAATTAATTTAATAACTCAAGAACCTAATATTGAATTAGAGAATAAAAGAAACGAAAGATATAGTGGTAAGTATTTAATTTCAATGGTTAATCATAACATGGATCAAAATGTTTTAACCACACAAGTTGAAATGATGAAATATGGTTTTCAGAAAGGTGATGTATGATTGATGGTTCAGGAATAAGTAATCCGTTTTTCTTTATTGGTATTGTTGAAAGCAATAACGATAAGACACACGAAGGTCGAGTGAGAGTTCGAGCCTTTGGCGTACACGGAACAAATAAAGAAATTGCTTCTACAGATTTACCTTGGGCTATTTGTGCTTCAGGTAATTACGATCCAAACAATCCACCTCCTCCATTAAATTCATATGTATATGGAATGTTCCTTGATGGAAGAATGGCTCAGCATCCTGTCATACTAGGATTATTGCCTGGTATGTATAACACAGAATCAAATCCAACAAAAGATGGTGAAGGTGTTATCGCAGAAAAGAATGGTGAATTATTAGCAAGAGGTTATAATCCAAATGATTTCAACGCGGGAGGCGGTCCTGATAGATTAGCTCGTGGTGAATTATTAAACGAAACATACTTATTACAACAAGCAGCCAATAGAGTACACGATCAAAAGATTGCTGATATGGATGAAACGTGGTCTGAACCACCACCGGCTTACGCAGCAAAATATCCATATAACAGAGTAATTAAAACAGGAAAGCATTCAATTGAAATAGATGATTCTCCTGGTGCAGAAAGAATTCAAATTACTCATGACTCAGGTGCATATATTCAAATAGATTCTAAAGGTACTGTTTCAGAAAGAGCTGAAGCAGATCGTTATGAAATTAATATTGGAACAAAACATGAATCATCAGGACATAGTGTAGTTACCATTAACGGTAATTCTCATGTTTATGTTAAAGGAAATAAAACAGAAGAAGTAGAAGGTGATTATAAATTACTTGTACATGGTCATACGGAAATTGCTTCAGGTGCTTCGTTAAATTTAAATGGTAGTGATCAAACAAATTTAAGAGGATCGGAAGTTAAGTTAGAAGCCAATGCAGGTATTATGACTCTGTTTGGTAAAAAAGAAATACAGTTTGAATCTGTTAACCAATTAAACTTCGTTGCCAAGAATATTAAAAATACAGCATTAAATACTTACGATGTATTCTCAACCAAAGCAATTAAGTTATCTACTCCAGGTGATATACATAACGCTGCTTCAAATATTATTAACCTAGCAAGTGGTTTAATACCTCCTACATTATTAACAGGAACATCAGTACCTACACCAGGATGGAGTTTAACGACGCCATCAATGAATATTGCTTCAGTATTGACTTCTCATATTGGAATATTCAATGCGACTGCTCTTAATGCAGGTATAATTACTGCAAGCAGTGTTGTGAATACTCCATCGGTTATTGCTACTTCGGTCGCGGCAACAAGAGGTGACTTTACAACATTAGGTGCACCATTACCAGCAGGTCCTGTATCTTATAATGGAGCATACAGTGTACCAGTTGCTGCAGTTTCAATACCAAGTATACCTGTTTTATTACCTCCTGCTATTTCCGCACCTGTCGTTGCTCCTTTACCAGGCATTACTTCAGGTTGGGCATATCCTACAGGTAATAGTCCAGAATTTATTACGAAGGTACTTAATCCTGTTAATGCGTTCCTTGCTATTGTTGCTGACTTTGCACCACTAGGACTTGGAGCTTGGGGTATGAATCTAATTAAAATGCCAGAACCACCTAAGAAGTCAACTTCTATTGTTCCTCGTGGTTATTTTGCGATGGGTTATTCTGGTGGTTATATTTCAGCTCTCGATGATTCTGCTAAAGATCAAACGAAAAAGTTAACAAGAAGAGGTAGAAGAAATGTCTGATCCATGCGTTGATCCTAATGATCAGATAACTCAGAATACCTTATCTATCGGTGCAAGACCTGTCACTGATGGTTTAGGAAGATATACTCTTGCGCAGATTGATGTTGTTACTTCAGAAATTGCGGAAAGTATTGTAAGAGATGCAGAAAACAATCCACTCAGTAGAGCAGTAAACAAATACGGTAATGGGATATATGCGGCGACAAGTTATCTAAACGGCTTACTAAGACAACAAATTGGTTCCCTTGATAATTACCCAGATCTATCAGATAGGTGGGAACGCGGTGATATATCAAACCTGGAGGTTGCTGATTTTATTCAAGCATATAATTATACTCCTGCCAATTTATTAACTGATAATGATGCTCCTAAGTTAGCAAGAAACCTTGATGCATATTATAAGAATGATTTCAATACATCTATCTTAGGTGGCTTTTGTGATAAGTTTGATTCGTTCTTTGCTTCAGTAGATGCTTTCTTTGATTTAATTGGAGTGGTTGAAGGTATTATAGCCGATGCTTTAGAAATCGTTGGTAAGATTCAGAGAGGATATGATGGAATTAAAGATCTTACAGTTCAGCAATTAATTGATAATTTAATTAAATCCATTAAAGGAAGAATTACAGATGTCATAGATCGAGTATTTAATGAAGTACAAGATATGATAGAAAACTTTGATCCTTCTGCGTTGACCGAAGAAGCTGAAACATTTGTAAATAAGAATGTTGTAAAAGGTATTATGACAACAAGAGAACAAATGTGCGCATTCTTTACAGAAGAGAACAAGAAAGGAATTAAGGATAAAGTAAAAGGTTTAATTGATTACGCAATAGCCGCGTTTGAATCACCAGGTATTGAAGAGATTCAATATATCATTTCTCGTATCTGTGCACTTGCTGGAAGTATTGAAGCATTAATACGTGATATCAATAAACCACTTGATGATTATACGAGAAGGTATGCCACAATCGTAGATCGTCTTAAAAATATTTCAAGAATTAACGAATCATCAGCAATACGAGCAGGTGGCATCAGGTATTCTCCAACAACTAGGAAAGAGGTAATAAATAGATTACAAGGTAGATGGACTTCTCCTGGTGGTAACGAACAAACTGATACAGGTAATTTACCTAAAAATGTTAAACCAATTACTGCCAAGGATTATAAAGAGTTACCAAGATGCGGGCATGTATTTGCCGGGTCATCAGATGTATTTAAAGTTGAAGGTGATTCGTTTGATGAAAAAGAAGGTATAGGTATATACGCATACACAAGAGTTGATCTTGATGTTAAAGTATATTTAAAAAGGTTACAAGAATCAACGAATAAAGAAAAGCCTTTAACAATAGTCGAAGGTTGGGTTAGCAAAGCTTACAATAAAGAAGCAGACGGCCCAGAAGATAATTCACATTTAAGTGGTTTGGTTGTAGACATTAAGAAGGATATGGAAGATCCTGCTAAGTTTATCGAAAACGCTTTAAAGGGTGGATTTAAATACGTTAAAGAATATGACGATAAGATTCATTTAGACATAAGAGAAATACTATAATGGCAATAGCAGATTACATTTCACCAGTAAGGAAAAAGATTAGTTTAAATTCTGATTTTAGAAAGAATCTACTTATTAGTCCAGTGTCAAAAGATTTAGCATTACTTAAAGATGAAGACTCAGTCAAAGAATCAATTAAGAACCTTATATTAACAGATCGCGGTGAAAGATTAATGCAACCTTATATAGGTGGTAATATTCGAGCGATGTTATTTGAAAATTTAACGCCCGGTACATTAAAATTAATAGAAGACAGAGTTACTTCAACAATTCAGACATACGAACCAAGAGCTGAGCTTATTAACGTTTCAGTAAGTTCAGATCCTGATAATGGTGAAGTATATGTTGGTATTACTTTTTATGTAAGACAGGTAGAACAGCCAATACAGTTAGATGTTGTATTACAAAGGAATAGATAGAGATGGCAAATCCAAAAACACCAATTACCGAACTTGACTTTGATAGAGTCAAGGATCAATTAAGAACTTATTTACAAACACAAACGCAATTCAAAGACTATAACTTTGAAGGATCGAATATGAGTGTCCTATTAGACGTTCTTGCGTTTAATAGTTATCAAAATAACTTCTATACAAACATGGCACTTAACGAAATGTTTCTTGACTCTGCCGTCCTTAAGAACTCAATCGTTTCCCATGCAAAAGAATTAAACTATATTCCTCGTTCACGTAAATCTGCCAAGGCAACATTATTTGTATTAATCGTTGACCCAAATCAAGAAGGCTCAACAATTACAATTCCAAAGTATTCTCAATTTAGAGTATCTCATCAAGGTGAAAGTTTCGGATTTGTTACGAATCAAGTATATACAGCAAGAAGAGTAGTTGCTGGTGATATCAATCCGCAGACAGGACAATCATATGAAAACAATTCTTTCGTTGCTGAAAGTGTTGATGTTTATGAAGGTGAAATGTTATCAAGTTTCCAAAGAGAAGGTTTTATTGTTGACGCGGATGGTGTGTTAAGAGTATTCCTTACAAACAACGAAGTAGATACAGATTCAATTGTCGTGTTTGTTGATGCTGAAGCAACAGATGATGCTAACGTATTCCAAAGAGCAAATACAATTTATGGAGTAAGACCTTTAGATAAAGTATTCTATCTTGAACCTTATCTTGATGACAAGTATTCAATTTACTTTGGTAAGAATCAATTTGGTTTACAACCACAAGAGTTCGAAGATGTAAGAGTAAGATATAGAATCTGTTCAGGAATAGAGCCAAATGGCGCAGGTAAAGATTCTGCGTTTAGTGCAAGCTTTATTGAAGGTGCAGAAATTAGTCCTATTACATTATCACAAGCTGCAGGTGGTCAAGAAAGAGAATCATTAGAATCTATTCGTTACTTTGCTCCTAAATCATTACAGGTTCAAGAACGTGCAGTTACAACAAAAGATTACGAAGTATTATTACAACAAGCATTCCCTGAAATTTCTGCGGTCTCTGCTTATGGTGGTGAACAGTTAGATCCACCTCAATTTGGTCGAGTTGCTATTTCTGTTTATTTAAACGATGATACTCAAATCATATCAACAACATTATCTAATTCTTATATTGCTTATTTAAAAGAAAGAGCTCCATTAGGTATTGAACCAATCTTTAAACAAACAGAATTCGTTTATGCTGATACAAATATTATTGTAAACTATAGTAGAAAGAATACTGAAAAGAGTGCAGCAGAATTAGAATCATTGGTAAGAGCAGAAGTTCAAAAATATTCTGACGATAACCTTGAAGGATTTGATAAAATATTAAGGTCTTCTAAGTTGGCAGGACAGATCGATGATTTGGATGTTGGTATTTTAAGTACTGAAATATCAATTTGTCCAATTATTGAATATTCACCTCCACTTAATTTCAATACAAACCCAACATTTAGATTTGAAACTAATCTTATTCGTCCTTATGCTTATCAAGCATCTAATGGATTTTCAACTTTTAAACCTGCGATTAAATCTTCACCGTTTGACATTGCTGGTACTTGTGTATTTTTCCAAGACGATGGTATGGGTAATATTATGATCATTACTGATGAAGCAACTAATCCACAGATTATTAATCCAACTGCAGGTACAGTTGATTATGATAAAGGTGAAGTTAAATTAACAAACTTTAAAGTAGAAACATTTACAGGCAGTGCAATTAAAGTATCTGCCAAGACGGTTGATAACGATGTTGCTGCACCAAAAGGACGAGTGTTTATATTAAGAGATACAGATGTTAAGGTCACAATGGATTTGGAAGAATTCCAAACACCAATATCAACTACCTCAACATCAAGTTATTAATAAGAGAGAAAAATAATGCCTCAGGGTGATTTAGAAAAAAATCTATCGCTATTCATTAAGAATCAGTTCCCCGCTATTTACAGGGAAGATGGACCTGAGCTTGTTCAATTAGTAGAAGATTATTATAAGTTCTCTGAAACGCAAGAGAACCAACATATCTATCAACAAAGAAGATTATTCGAGACGAAAGATATTGATACAACATTAGAGAATATGATTATATTCTTTAAGAAAAAGTTTCTTGCTGATCTTCCACTTAAAGCTGATATCATTAAGTTTATTATTAAAAATATTCTTGATCTATATCGTTCAAAAGGTACCGCTCGAGGTATTGAATTATTCTTTGCCATATTCTATCAAGAGTTTGAGATTGAAATTGTATACCCTGCTGAAAAGATGCAAAAGGTTTCTGATTCCGAATGGAAGCAAGGTGTATATTTACAGATGTTTCCAAACAACGATTTCTTTACTTCGAAGTCAGGTAAGGAATATGCTTACAAAGATTTATTAGCAAGAAACATCGAAGGATCTGTAAGTGGTGCAAAGGCATCAGTAAGATCAATTAACTTCTTTATTTTAAATGGTATTAAAACTCCTGTCATATATCTTGATGGTATTCAAGGTACATTTAAAAAGTATGAAGATATTTTATCTAACATAGAAGGAGAAGTAGTTAACTTTGGTAAAGCAAACGGATCTCTTTCAAAGTTTACCATTGTTGATAGATCAAGAGTCGGAGCAAAAAGAAAGAACTTGCCGGGTAGAGAAATTGGTGAAGTTCTTAATGTACATCAAAAAGATGGTAATGCAGGTAAAGCAATTGTCACTGGTGTAACAAGAGAAGCGTCAGGTCAAATTAAATATGATTTAGTTGATGGCGGTTATGGTTACACAATTGATAATACAAGGTTATTAGTTTCCGACCAATCAATTATTTTAGACAACAGTGTAGACGGTTATAATTTAGGATTCAGAGTTGGAGAATTATTAGAAGACGGCAATGGTAACCAAGCAATGGTCATTGGACAAAACTTGGCTTCAGTCGGTGTTAGACATGCAAGTGGTACTGATGGCGGAACATTTACTCCAAACTCTACGGTCACAACAATAAGACCACCTATTGACGGTGTTGCACAAACACAACTTTCAATTAACTTGGCTCTTGTTCAGAATCAATTAGTACAACCTAATGCTTCATCTCCAGGACCATTATATCCTGACACAAATGATACAGGTGATGTTATTGTTTCTCAGTTAGGTGATACAACAATTGCTTCTATTATTACCGATGTTATAACTCCACATTTACCTACAGTAATAAGTGCACCTGATTATGAAGCTACGGCTCCTATGTCAGGATCTGCTTCTCCTGTTAGTTTAACGACACCGTTAGATCAAGCATTTGATATTCAAGATTTATCAATTGGAAGAATCGTATCGTTTGCTAATGATAACCCAGGTGCAGATTATCAATCCGATGTATTTGCGATTGCTCAGGATTCATTAATTAAAAATGTAGATCGTAAGAATCAATCAATTCTATTTACTGATGCAGGTGACGCAGGATCATTCTCGGTTGGTGATAGAGTAAAAGGTTGGGATTCTGCTGTCGTTGGTATTGTAAAGTCAATTAACCAACAAGAAGGATTCGTTACAGTAACACCGTATGACATTGATGGATTTAATAGAGTCGAAAGAGTTTATTTAGAAAATTCACCAACGGCCCCATTTGATGTATTAAGTATTTCAAACGATTATGCTGGTACAGATAGATTTGGTGACAATGCTATTATTGAGTCAGAAACAGAATTTGCCATTGGTAAGATTTCAGAAGTAAGTATATTAAACTCTGGGTTTGGTTATTGGGAATACGAAGTAGATCCAGATCAGATTATAGATTTTGCTGGTGGTCTTGGTGAATTAAGACAGGACGATGGAAAATTTGTTTCTCACGGTATTATCGAAGCAGAGAATCAAGGTCAAACAAGTGGTTATTGGGCAGGTACCAATTCTCACTTAAGTGGTTGGAAACAAAATGGTGTAACAACAACCACAACAAATTTACCTCTAATGGACTTTTCTTTAGTTGTTTTAAGACTTGCTTTAGGTCAAGATCCAATAACTCTATACCCTTGGCTTTCTCCTTCGTTTGAAAGTTGGTTCAATAGTACAGCAGAAGATGGATTTGCGATATATGATTTAAGTAAACAGGCACAACCAATTAATGCTGCAACTGCAACTTTCTTCCAACAATTATCAATGAAATCAGCTGCAGAAAATATTACAGCAAGATGGAACAATATTGTAGTTCCTTCAATGAAACAACAAGTTTGGTATGAATCACATGAAAATCTTTTATGGGTACTTAACGAAACAATCAATGTATACGACCAAGAGTATTTAGATTCAGGACAAAGAATACAAGATAGTAATTTCTATCAAGAATATTCTTATCAAATTAAATCAAGCTTACCACTACAGAATTATGAAAAGCTATTAAAAGAAAATGTTCACTTAGCAGGTTCTAAACTATTTGGAGACTTTATATTTAAGGCAAAGGTTGGTGGAACAATTAGACCAAGGTTCTTAAGACTATTTAATGATGATGGCAAAGGTTCTCCGTTTGATGTTGCGAATACAGTTAATCTTGCGGCGGACGTCACAAACTATACGGCTGATAGTGCTCTTGTATCGGCTGACCACGAACCTGGTGGAGAAGGTGGATTAACATTAAGTCCAACTGCAATACCTGATTTAACAATTACAAAGAATTGGTTCCAAGGATTCCATGATTATGCTGTAGGTATAAGTATGCCTGAAACAGGTACGGCTCCTTACCCAGTTGCTATTTTATTACATGGCAATGGTGGTACTGGTTCAGGTATGGTAAATCAATTCAAAGATTTATTGCCAGGACATATTGTTCTTAGCTTACAAGGATATGAAAACTCATGGAACATTTCTAACGAACAGTCTAAAGGACCTGATATTGAAGTGTTGGAGGAGTTTGTTGCGTTACTTCAAACTTATTCTAATGTTGATAGTACCAAGATTCGTATTGTAGGTGTATCAAATGGTGGTGCACTTGCATTAAGGGCAGCGGTTGAGATTGATGATCCTGCGATTGATACTATTGTATGTATGATATCTCAAACAAATACAAGTCAATACAGAGATAGTTCATTCTGGTATCCTTTCACTGAATTATATACAGGTGATGATTATACAAATGATGGATATACAACGCCTAAGAATCCAATACCACAAAGAAGAATTGTTCAAATGAATGGAAGAGCAGATCTTGTTGTTCCTTATGGTGGAGGAGAGGCTCTTGGAGTTGACTTCCTCTCTGCTCGAGATTCTGCTTATAGGTTTGCTCAGGCACAAGGATACACTGGAGTAGAAGGTGCAGTACAAAATGCCTACGGAGGTACAAGTAGAATATTTGATTATGGCAATGTAATATTCTTGCGTGAAGATGTTGCACATACTGTTAGTGATGATATGAAACATCTATTACAGATGTACCTCGAAAACAATTACGACATTGCGACACCTCCGTCATAAGCAATGAGAATAAATAATTTAATAAAGAATTTTAGGAAAATAAAATGTCTAAACAAATAATTAATATCGGTGCATCCGCTAACGACGGAACAGGTGATCCGTTACGTTCTGCATTCGATAAAGCAAACGATAACTTTAATGAGATTTACCTGGCGCTAGGAGATGCAAGTAATGCAACTGATCTATTCGACATTAATGGTAATTTAGACCTATCAGGTAAACCGCATAAAATATCATTCTTATATGATACGAAACTTGAGCTCGATAATATTAATCCAGGTACTTATCATGGTTCTATAGGTCATGCACATGATACCGGTTCATTATATTATGCTCATGGTGATTGGAGAAGACTTCTTGCTGATACTTCAGAAGGAGCAATTCTAAATTACACAGACCCATTAAATGCTTGGGTATATAGTGTAAATCTTAGTAACTCTGAAACCGCAGGACACGTTTTAAGTACACAAGCAGATGGAACATATTCATGGGTTGCTCAATCAAGTGGTTCCGGTAGTTCATACAGTAATTCTGATGTTGATACTCATTTAAATCAAACTGACCCAGATGCAGGATATGTATTAAGTTGGAATGGAACTGATTACGCTTGGGTTGCTCAATCAGGTGGTTCCGGTAGTTCATACGGTGATACCGAGGTGTCTGCTCACTTAAATGTAAGTTCAGCCGGCTCAAATCAAATATTAAGTTGGGATGGTTCTGACTTTGCATGGGTTAACGATCAAACAGGTTCAGGCGGAAGTTCATTTGGAACAAGCGATGTTGATACTCACTTAAATATAAGTAGTGCTTCAAGTGGACAAATTCTATCTTGGAATGGAACTGATTACGCTTGGGTTGCAGATGCAACTGGTAGCGGAGGTGGTGGTTCAGTTGCTATGACTGACATTACTAACACAACAATTACAAATCCACAATCTAATGATATTTTAAAATACTTCGGTAATGATGGGACTTGGAGAAACGTAACATTCACTCCAACTTATTCAGACATTAGTGAACAGCCTTCCAGTGTTTCAGATAAAGCTGCTTTTCATAATACTTTCCAAAATGCTGCTACAGTATTAAAGGTTACTCATAACGGTTCATCCTCATATCGTTTTGACCAATATGGAACAACTGATAACCCAACGATTTATGTTAAAGCAGGAACAACAGTTGGATTTGATTTAACTGATGCGGGTGGTGCAGTTCACCCATTCGTAATTCAAACTGCGGGTGGTGCAGATTATAACGACGGTTTGGTTGCTTTAGATTCAGGAAACTATTACGAAGGCGCAAACGCAAACGCAGGAATCGGTGGTGCCATGTTCTGGAAAATACCAGCAGGTATTTCTGGTAACTATAGGTACATATGTCAAGCACACGCAAGTATGGTTGGTACTATTGTTGTTGAAGCGGCTGCAGGCGGTGGCGGTGGTGGAGGCGGAAGTTTACCAAGTCGTACATCTCCTTCTCAGGCTACAGCATCAATTGCTGATGGAGTATCAACAGACCTTGATATTACTGGATTTAAAGGATACGCATTATATACGATTACAACATCAGCCGCGGCTTGGGTAACTCTTTACACTGATGCTAGTGCTCGTACATCAGATAACTCAAGATCAGAAACAACAGATCCTGCACCGGATGCTGGTATTATTGCTGAGGTAATTACAACAGGAGCTGAAACGGTAAGATTATCACCAGGAACTATTGGTTATAATTTAGAATCAACACCAACAACAAACATACCTGTTAAAGTAAGAAACAAAAGTGGTGGCACAACGGCCATTACAGTAGCTATAGAAATACTTCAATTAGAGGCTTAAGATAATGGAAGAATATATTGTCACTCTTCATAACAGAGAAGACTTAGACGATTTCTATAACGATATGGAAACGCCTGGTGGCGATCTTTATATTCCTGATAGAGCAGTTGATTTACAATTAAGAAGACAAATCAGTCGTAACACTCATTATATGTTAACACCTGAGGAAGTAATTGAATTAGAAAAAGATCCTCGAGTAATGAGTATAGAATCAAAAGCATTAATTGATTCTATAGAATGGAAAGCGAGTGGATATTCTGAATCCGGTAATTGGAAAAGAAATAATGGCGTTGCTGTCACAGGGGATAAAAATTGGGGAATACTACGACACACTATTGGTGCCAATGCAGAAAGTGGCACGTGGGGAGATGAAGCATTATCTGGAAGTACCAACATTTCATCTGCAACTGTTAATATAACTGCTTCAGGAAAAAATGTTGATGTATTAATCGTTGATGGAGCAATCACAACAACTGCCATGGGCCACCCAGAGCTTGCCGTCAATGCTGATGGGACAGGAGGAAGTAGAGTTGTGCCGTTTAATTGGTTCTCTCTAACAAATCAATTAGGTTATGGCGCTAATGGTACCTATGATTATAATACAATGGGCGTAGAAAGTGATACTAATCATGGTGTTCATGTGGCAGGAACCGTAGCAGGAAATACTTTAGGTTGGGCAAGAGAAGCAAATATTTACAGTTTAGAATTTTATTATACTGGTGCAGTCAATCAGGTTGTGAATAGTTCACCTCTTGTACCATCTACATTATGGGATTATATTCGCGAATGGCATAATACTAAACCAATTAACCCAGCCACAGGAAGAAGAAATCCTACAGTAAGTAATCATAGTTATAATGGATCTGTTAGTAGAGATAGTCGAATTACCAATGGGATTTATAATGGAGTTGGTATAGTTAGATATAGAGGAGTAACGTACGATAAGTATGGTGATCAAGGATCTGATTTAACTGATTCTGAATTAGAAGCAAGAGGTATATATGTACCGCCTGGTGGTAATTGGACTCTCGGCTATAATTCAAATTCAATTAACGCAGATATTACTGATGCAATAGCCGACGGTATTATTGTAGTAACTTCCGCAGGAAATCATTCTCAAAAAGAAACGAATAATACTGGTAATCAAGACTATGAAAATTATTTGTACCTTAGGATAGGATCTAATACATATGCTTCAATTATTCCGAGTAACAGAACAGCTGGTATATCCCTCAATGAACCTACTATAAATGTTGGCACACTTGATGGTTATAAAGATGACCGTAAAGGATATTGGTCAGTTTGTGGTGATGGAGTTGATATTCATGCAGCCGGAAGGCAAATAATGAGTTCACAATTAACATCTACTGGTGCCACCGTAAGTGATTCTAGAAATAGTTCGTTTTATCTTACTAAGAAGAGTGGAACAAGCATGTCTTCCCCACAAGTTACTGGTGTGGTTGCATTACTTATGGAAAGTAATCCTGGCCTAAATCAAGCGCAAGTCAATGAATGGTTAGAGGCAAATGCAACTAAAGATTTAATGTATGATACAGGAACTGATAGTAGTACTGATCTTGTAAGTTTACAAGGTGCACCAAATAGAATATTAAGATGGATTAACCAAAGACCAGAATCTGGTGCGAGTTTTCCAAAAGTAAATGCAAAAGCAAGACCTACAAGTGGTAGCGTATATCCACGACCAAGATTAAGAAAGAGAGGTTAGCCCAATGGATATAAATAAACTAAAATATAGAGATTCAAATAACAATGCCTGAAATTTTAACAAACAATTTTAATCAAGACATTAATAAGTTATTCATAGCTGATGCAAAGGCTAACGATGACTATTATATGTTTGTTTCCAGCATTGGCGGTATTGAGCCAGTTGATTCTGCTACTTCTCAAAATGAGTTTTTAGAAAAGACTCTATTTGCCAAAAAGATAAAGAACGATGATATTAACTTTATGATAAAGTATTATCCTTGGCAAAGAGGAACCGTATACGCTGAATACGATGATAGTATTGATTTAGACGGTCTTAAGTTTTACGCGGTCGTTGGTCCTAACGATAATGATACCGATGATTATAGAATTTATAAATGCCTTAATAATAACGAAGGCGTAGGTTCAGAATCTCCACCAACATTTGATGCAGCTAACGTAAATCAAGTTTATGAAACTGCCGATGGTTATGTGTGGAAGTATATGTATCGTCTCACTACATTACAATTCGAAGGTTATAATGCTTTAGGTTATATACCAATTGATCCTGAAACAACCATTGAACCAGCTGAGGTTTACGGCGGTGGTATTTCAGAGATTCAAGTAACTAATGCAATTGTGAATAATGGATACGAAGAAAAGAATGGACTTATTAATAGAAACCTTGGTAGAGTAGGTAGTCCTTTAACTCACGGTGATGTTTTATTAGAAATAGATCCTAGAGAACAAGATTGGAATGAAACCGATAATTATTATGTAGGTCAATATCTTTATGCTACAAACCCAAGTTCAAGTGTTACCAACTTATTTGTAATTAAATCATATGAATTACAAACAGGTTCAGGTTTAGCAAGAATTGTTGTAGGTGGAGAATTAGCAGATCCTAGACGTGGTGTTATTGAAAATGCAACAGCAGCTGCACCAGTTGCTATTACATCAACTGACCACAACTTAGTTAACGGACAACCAATTACTTTTAGAAATGTTCAAGGTATGGTTGAATTAAATCTTAATGAATTGTCATCTGATACAGTAGCAGCTACAACATTTTATGTTTCAGTAATTGATGCCGATACATTCTCATTAAAAGCTGATCCTTTATTGGTTACTGATTTAGATGGAAGTGGATTTACTAATTATGATTCAGGCGGTACCTGGGAAGCATTAACTGATTGGGAAATTTCTACTTCAGTCGTAAACGCAAATATTAAAATATTCCCAAGAGTTATTATTCAAGGTGACGGAGTAGGAGCAGTTGCAGTTCCTGAGATTGATTCCGGTGGAATTAATAAAGTCATATTGTTAAATAAAGGTTCAGGATATAATAATGCAATTGCATCAGTCGTTGATCCTATCATTGACTTTAATCCAGGTGGAACAGAATCAGCAGACGTAAGAGCAACAATTAAACCTATTATTGAACCAAAAGGTGGACACGGTTATAACTTGCTTGACGAATTTAGATGTAAACATTTTTCAATGTATGCTTATATTACAGCAGAAGATAATACAAAGATCGGTGATAAGAATACATACGGATGTATTGGTATTGTAAGAACTCCTCAATTTAAAAGTATGGTAGATGTAAATACATGGAGAAGTGGACAAGCAAACACTGCCTCTGAGCCTGACATATTCGATAATAGAATCGCAATTGTCACTGATGATTATGCAAGATTAAATGCAAATAGTACAATCACACAAGTTGATGTAAACAACGATGTTATATTCCAAGCTCAAGTACATGAGATCGACGAAGCTTCGAATACAGTTTATTTGGCTGAATATATAGGTCCATATAAGAATAATGCACTTGTTGGTAATGGAGATACATCATTTAACCCAAATCTAGCAATTACATCAAATACTGGTCAGAGAATAACAATAAATAATCCTATAGCAGATAATGTTGTGTATTCAGATTATAAACAAAGAACAGGCGAAGTATACTTCATGGAGGAATTCTTCCCATTAGCAAGAAACGACCTCTCAAGAGAAGAATTTAAATTTGTACTGGAATTTTAAGGAACGTAAGTAAAGATGCCTATTAATAAAAACTTAAACCAAGCACCATACTTCGATGACTATGATGCCGAAAAGCAGTTCTATCGAGTTATGTTCAAGCCTGGCTATGCTATACAGGCAAGAGAACTTACACAACTCCAGACTATGCTGCAAAATCAGGTCGAGTCATTCGGAGATAATATTTTCAAAGAAGGTTCAATCGTAAAAGGTTGTAACTTTACAGAACTTGACGATCTTCAATATGTAAAATTAAATGACGGTCCAACAGGATTTAATGCAGAAGCATATATCAGTGGTCCTGCAGTTGAAACACTCGGCGGTCAAGAAGTTGAACTTGATTATGTTTATGAAGTATCAGGTGCTTCTTCTGGTCTTAAAGCAGAAATTGTTCAAGCAGCAAAAGGTTTCCAAACAAGACCACCAAATCTAAATACTTTCTTTATCAATTATACTAATATTGGTAACGCAGGACAAACTCAATTCCAAGCTGGTGAAGCTTTAGTTGTAACGAGATACAAATATCTCAGAGGAACAAGTACCGAAGCATTAACAGTTAATGTTGTAATTAATACCGATCTTACAGTTTTCCAATCTCCTTCAGCAGGTAATCCTCATGTTGGTAGAGCCTTTGGTATTGAAGCTGCTCCTGGTATTATATTTCAAAAAGGTCATTTTATATTTACAGCAGAACAAAGATTGGTTGTTGAAAAATATACCAATGTTGCCGATGCAAAATCAGTTGGTTATTTAGTATCTGAATCACTTATCAATGCTTTACAAGATAACAGTTTATACGATAACGCAAACGGTTCCAAAAACGAAAACGCACCTGGTGCAGATAGATTACAACTTGTTCCTACATTAACAGTATTAGAAAGTTCTGAAGCAACTGCAAATTCTGACTTCTTTACATTAGCTCGTTATCAAAATGGTAACGCAATTACTGTTCGTGATGTTTCTCAATATAATGTTCTTGGTGAAGAAATGGCTCGAAGAACATACGAAGAGTCAGGAAACTATATCCTAGAGCAATTCCCATTAACAACTGATGACCGTGCTGGTGAAGTTCAAGTTGTTGTTGGACCAGGTACAGCATATGTTAAAGGTTATAGAGTAGAAAATTCTGGTGAACGTTCATTCCAAATAGATCAAATAGCATCAACCGAAACAATTGAGAATCAAAATATCTCAATGGAATATGGAAACTATTTTGAGATTGATAATTCATCTGCCTCACAAGGTTATTTAAATCTTGGTATATTATCAGTAGTTGATGCTCAAATAGCAAACAGCAGTTCAGCAGGTTCTGTTTTAATTAAGAACATTACAGATAAAAGAGTTTATGTTCATTATAATATTTTCAATGGCGCAGCAGGAACACCAGTTAGAGACATTACTAAATTAAGTGATGGTAATGGTGATGTACCTGTTAAAACAAATAGTTTAGGTGCTCCTGTTATTAAAGAGACAGGAAGAAAGGCATTAATATTTGATACAGGTGTAAATGGAGTATTCTCAACAAGCAATACTCTTATTCCTTGTAGAGCACAAAATGCAAGTAGTGCAACAACAGGAACAATTACATTAACGGCAGGACCAGGAGAAGACTTTAATTGTCTTAACGATGATATTAGAGTTAACCAAGGTGGAACTACTTATCCTGTTATAAGTACAACTACTGCATTAAATAATTCACAACTTAATATTGTTTGTGATTCAGGTTTAAGCGGATCAGTAGAAGTATTTTATAATAAGAGACAAATTGGATCCTCAGGTGGCATTTCTCCATACGCTA